TTATAACCTTAGATTTTCGGATGAAAGCCCTTTGTAATAATGCAGGGGCTTTTGTTATGCGGTGAAGGGTGCTCAAATAACAGTATTTTGACACGATACTGTGAAAACTCCTGCCTTCACCGCATTTTTTGAAGTATAACGGAAAAATGAACAGTTCAGCGTGACCGTTGAATTTTTCAAAACAAACAATGCAAAGGCGGTGATAATCGTGCCGGGAATTGATAAAGAGCAGGTGAAAGCCGATTATCTGAACGGTATGAAGCAGAAAGAACTAATTCAAAAGTACAACATACCGTTGAACACCTTGAAATCATGGATAAAGCGTTACCATTGGTCAGAAGAAAAAAAGGGTGCACCCAAAAAGAAAAAAAGGGGTGCACCCTTAAATAATAAGAATGCAGTGGGGGCAGGTGCACCAAAGGAAAATGACAATGCTGTAAAGCATGGGCTTTTTCAGAAGTACCTTCCTAAAGATACCTATGACATTATTGAAAGTATGAAGGATAAAACCCCACTTGATTTGATTTGGGATGCAATTCAAATTCAGTATGCTGCTATAATCAGGGCACAGCAGATTATGTATGTGAAGGATAAGGATGATGTAACTTCTACACAGACTGGATTCACAGAAGGTAAGGTTTCCGGGGAAACGTGGGAAGTTCAACAGGCTTGGGATAAGCAAGCCAATTTCCTGAAAGCACAGAGTAAAGCTGTTGATTCCTTGAAGAATATGGTGAAGGACTATCTTGAATTGGAAGGTGCATCAAAGCAGGATGCCAAGGAACAGGTTGAGGATTGGAAAGCAGCTATTATTGCAATAGCAAAAAGAAGGGGTGAACAGAAGGATGGAAGCAGAACTGATTGAAGCCCTTGAATTATACTATGATTCCCCTGTTGCTTTCTTGGAAGATATGCTTGATATGGAATGTGATGATTGGCAAGCCTTGGTTGCAGCTGATGTTGCAAATGCACCCAAGGTTGCTGTGAAGTCCGGGCAAGGTGTAGGAAAAACAGCACTGGAAGCCGGGCTTATTATTTGGTTCTTGGTGTGCAGACCTTATTCAAAGGTAATTGCAACAGCCCCAACCATGCAACAGCTGTATGATGTGCTTTGGGCTGAAATATCCAAGTGGCTGAACACATCCAAGGTGAAGAATCTTCTGACATGGACTAAAACCAAGGTTTACATGAACGGTGATTCTGAACGGTGGTTTGCTACAGCCAAGACAGCAACCAAACCTGAAAATATGCAAGGATTCCATGAAGAACACATGATGATTGTGGTGGATGAAGCATCAGGTGTTAGTGACCCAATTATGGAAGCAATACTTGGTACATTGACAGGTTCAGATAATAAGTTACTTTTGATGGGAAACCCAAACAGAATTGAAGGTGTGTTCTTTGATGCTTTCAATAAAGACCGTGACAAATTCAAAACACACACGGTTAGCAGTAGGGATTCAAAGCGTACATCCAAAGACAACATTGAAATGCTTGAATCCAAGTATGGAAAAGATTCAGATGTGTGCCGGGTCAGGATTGATGGTCAATTTCCTAAAGGTGCACTTGATTCCTTCATATCCTTGGAAACTGTTGAACTGGCTTGTTCAGCATTGAACAAATTGAAGCAAGCTGACATTGATTCAGCAAAGACCCTTCATGTTGGTGTGGATGTTGCCCGGTTTGGTGATGATAAGACAGTCATAACACCAAGAATCAGCACAAAGGTGTTTGAGTTCAGGAAGTATACAAAAAAAGATACCATGGAAACAGCCGGGAATGTGCTGATGTGCTGTAAAGAGTACATGAAAAAGTTCCCACATCTGAAAAACTGCATTGTCAAGGTGGATGATTCAGGTGTTGGTGGCGGTGTCACTGACCGCCTGAAAGAAGTAATAAAAGCTGAACGGTTACCAATCAAGGTGATTCCTGTGAATAACGGTGAATCTGCCACTGATGAATATTATTTCAATCTTGGCGGTCAGCTGTGGGGTCATGTGAAGGAATTACTTGAAGTTAACTTTTCAAATAATTTACAAGGGAAGGAAGATGTACAGATTGAACTTCCCAATGATACAGAGATGATTAAACAGCTTAGTGTAAGGAAGTATCATATGACTTCCAAAGGAAAGATACAGCTTGAATCAAAGGATGAAATGAAGAAGCGTGGATTGGGTTCACCTGATACAGCTGATTCACTTGCCCTTTGCCTGTATGAACCTAACACATGGATATATTAGAAAGGCGGTTTGCATGAAAGTATTAGGTACAGAATACAAACCGATTCATGATTCAGATTTAATAAAAAGTGGGCTTGATGGTGAATGTCAGTCATATTCAAAGGTAATCAGAATCAGACCAAAGGAACAGATGCTTGGTGACCTTGATTCAGATGCAGACAAAGAAAAGCGTTACAATGAAGTGAAAAGGCATGAATTGGTACACGCTTTTTTTGATGAATGTGGTCTTGATGAATGGTCAAATGATGAAAGGCTTGTTCAATGGATTGCTTCACAGTTTCCTAAACTGTTTGAACTGTTCAATGAACAGGACTGTCTATTGTAAAGGCGGTGCACTATGTTAACCATTGAAGAAATTGGAAGATTTATTGATAATGATAAATCATCAGAAAAAAAGCAGCTTGCCCGGAAGGGCTTGCAGTATTATGAAGGTGTGCATGATATAAAAGATTACAAAATGTATTATGTTGATGCAGATGGAAACTTGCAGGAAGATAAACTTAGAAGCAATATCAAGATTTCACATCCCTTCTTTACTGAATTAGTTGACCAACAGGTTCAGTATATGCTTTCAGGGGACACCCCTTTCATGCGTTCAGATGATGAAAAACTGCAAAAAACCCTTGATGATTATTTTGGTGATGATTTCAGGGCAGAATTACAAGAATGTTTGACTGGATGTATTGCAAAGGGCTTTGAAAATATGTATGCATACAAGTCTGTATCAGGAAGAAGCAGATTCATGACAGCTGATTCATTGGGTGTTGTGGAAGTCCGGGGGAAAGATACGGATGATGGATGTGATTATGTAATCTATTATTACCCTGACAGGATTGACAAGGGTAGAAAGGTAATCACAAGAATCCAAGTGTGGGATGCAAACACCACAACCTACTATGTGCAGGTTGCCAATGGTAAGATTGCGTTGGATGATTCACAACCTGTTAACCCAAGACCGCATATCACATATAAAAAGACAGGTGATGATGCCCTATATTATGATGGTAATGGCGGTTATGGCTTCATTCCATTCTTCCGACTGGATAACAACCGTAAGCAGGTATCAGGGTTAAAACCAATCAAAGCACTTATTGATGATTATGACCTGATGGCTTGTGGTCTTTCCAATAATCTACAGGATATTGGTGAAGGTCTGTATGTAGTCAAAGGGTTTCAGGGTGCAGACCTTGATGAAATGATTCAGAATATCAAGGTAAAGAAGCACATTGGTGTTGATGCAGATGGCGGTGTTGATATTAAGACTGTTAACATCCCATATGATGCCCGGAAGGTAAAACTGGAACTGGATGAAAAGAACATTTACCGTTTTGGTATGGGTTTCAATTCAGCACAGCTTGGTGATGGAAATATCACAAATATTGTTATCAAAAGCAGGTATGCATTACTGGATTTGAAATCAAATAAACTGGAAATCAGATTGAAGCAGTTCCTTAGACAGATATTGAAGGTTGTGCTTTCTGAAATCAATGAAGAATTTGACACTGATTATCAGATGGAAGATGTGTATATTGTCTTTGACCGGGAAGTCATGACCAATGCACAGGATAATGCAGAGATTGAAAAGATTGATGCAGAAAAACAGCAAATTCAGATAAATACCCTGATGATTGCTGCAAATACACTTGATGATGAAACCATTCTGAAAGCCATGTGTGAAATTCTTGATATTGATTATGATGAAGTAAAAGAACGCATTGAAGCACAGGCAGAAGAAACCCCTGAAAGCCAAGTTCAAACTGTTCAAAGAACTTTGGAAGATTTGACACCTGATGATGAAGGCGGTGGTGACGGTGAACAAAAGACAGATTGAAGTTCAACAGGTGACAGCTGAAAATGAACAGAGAATCATTAGACAGCTAAAACAGGTTTACAATCAAGCATCAAAAGATTGTGCAGCCAAGATTCAAGAATTGTCAATGCGTACTGACATGGAAAATTTGCAAACCATCATCTACCAAAAGCAGTATCAGGAGGCAATGAAAAAGCAGATTGACGCTGTTTTGAACGAATTGAACAGTAAATCATTCACCAGTATTGCAGATTATCTTGGTGAATGTTATGAAACAGGGTTTATTGGTGCATTATATGATTTACAGGGGCAAGGGATTCCTCTTTGTTTCCCAATCAATCAGGAAGAAGTTGTTCAGGCATTACAGGTTGATTCCAAAATATCACAAGGGTTGTATCAGCGTATGGGTGAAGATACGGAACACTTGAAGAAATCAATCAAGGCAGAGCTTTCAAGGGGAATCAGCAACGGTTCTTCTTGGAATGCGATAGCTGGGAAGATTGCAAGCGGTATGAATAGCCCATTTACAAAGGCATATAACCGTGCTATTGGTATAGCAAGAACAGAAGGTCACAGGGTTCAGCAGGAATCCACGCTTCATTGTCAGCAACTTGCCAAGGCAAAAGGGGCTGATGTATTGAAACAGTGGGATTCAACCCTTGATGGTGTCACAAGACCAACACACAGGGAATTGGATGGTCAAATAAAAGAAGTAGATGAACCTTTTGAAGTGGCAGGTATGAAAGCCATGTACCCCGGTGCATTTGGTAACCCGGCAGAAGATTGTAATTGTCGGTGTTGTCTGCTACAGCGTGCAAGATGGGCTTTGGGTCAGGAAGAATTGAACACTTTGAAAGAACGTGCTGAATTTTTTGGATTGGATAAAACTAAGGATTTTGAGAATTATAAACAGAAATATTTGAAACTTCCTGAAAATGCTGATACAATAGATGTGAAAGAATATGATGTGTTAGCGAATACTCAATACTTAAAGGATGCAATGAGTAATTCAGACTATGATGAATACATGAAGATTCTGACTGAACACAGTAATACATCACTTCAAAAACTGTATGCAAAATATGCTGACCAGATTAATGGTGTACAGTACAAAAAAGACGATGGATATTATTTACCTGCTGAAAATAGGCTTGTGTTTAGTTATCCATTACAAAAATATATTGATAACGGTAGAAGTAAGTACCATACATTAGCACATGAATACGGTCATTTCTATGACGCAAAAGCGGATTATAAAGGACTTCACTTCAAAGAAGTGGAAACCATTCACAGTAATACCAAGTATCAAACAAACCGATTTGCAAAAATAGCAAGTTCTTCTGATGAATTTTTGACTGCTGTAAGAAAAGACAGGGAATTTTTAAAGTCTATACTGACAACTGATGTTGAAAAAGACCTTAGAGACCATGATGCAAGTAGTGGTGTTCAGGACGCTATTGACGGACTTCTTGCACATCGTATTAAGTGGGGGCATGGTGACAAGTATTATAATCGTAAATATCATTCAGTGAAACAATTTAAGGAACATAAAGGTTTACAGGCAGCATATAAGGAACTTGGTATTGATGCAAGCAATTTAGGTAAAACTGCTTTTGAATGTAGGGTGTATGAATCTGCATCTGAAATGTGGGCTAACATTATGGGGGCAGAAGTAAACGGTGGTCCGGAACTGGAATATGTGAAGAAGTATTTACCGAACAGCTATGAAGCATTTATTGAAATTCTGAAAGGGGTAAAATAACATGGGTGAAAAACTTAAAAAAGCATATGAAGCATATAAAGATACATTTCATGAGGATTTCCCTACTATTCCATTAGCTGAAACAAGGGAAGATGTAGAAATCATAGAAATGATTGAAGAATGCATTGAAACAGGAAAGAATGTTTACGATATTGGATATTTAGGTTTGGATAATGTGATGTATTAGAAGCAAGGGCACAAAACAGTGTACCTTGCTTTTCTTATACGTGAAAGTAGGTGAAAAATATGTTCAGAAGTGGTTTTGTTTAGCACTGAACAGTAATTGAATAACATTGTTAGAAAGGGCGGTCAATGACCGTCTTTTTTATATCCCACATCAGTGATGATGTAAAATATCAACCCGGTAAATTCGTGACATAACACGTAAAAATTGTATGAAAGGTTAGGGAAAAAGAGAAATGACATTACAGGAAATTTTAAAAGCACAGGGGCTTACTGATGAACAGATTGAAAAGGTTGTTGGTGAAATGAAGCAGAACAAAATCTTTACTGCATCAGAAGAAAACCTTGATACCCGGTATGGGAAACTGAAAACAGACCATGAAGGTGTGACCAAACAGCTGACAGAAGCACAGACATTGATTGAACAGCTGAAAAAAGGAACAGGTGACAATCAGGCTTTACAGACCAAAATCACAGAGTATGAAACCAAAGTTGCAACCCTTACAGCTGAAAACGAAAAGCTGAAAGTGGATGGTGCTTTGAAGGTTGCGCTGCTTGATGCAGGTGCAAAGGCATCTGACCTTGATTATCTGATGTTCAAAGCAGGTACAGGTGACCGTGAATTGAAGATTGGTGATGATGGAAAGCTGAAAGGTCAGGATGATTTAATTGCGGGTCTGAAAACCCAGTTCCCCGGCAATTTTGCAACTACTGAACAGAAACAGGTTCAGGAACACAAGATTGAACAGGGTTCAGAAGGTGGTGCAGGTGGTTCAAATGAACCAAAAACTTTAGCAGAAGCCTTAAAAATGCAGTATGAAAGTAAAGAGTAAAGAAAGGTTAAAAAGGTGAAAAATTATGGCAGCTATGACATTAGAGGAAATCAAAAAGGGTATGTCTGACAAAGTGTTCAGTCAGATTGTGGATATTTTCCTTAGAGAATCATCTATTTTGCAGATGTTACAGTTTGATGATTGTGTAAGTGCAAGTGGTGGCGGTTCTACCATGAAATATAAGTATCTTAGAAAGGTACTTCCTGCTACAGCTGAATTTAGAAAGCTGAACGGTTCTTATTCAGCAAGTGCAGCAACCAAGAAAGAGTGTGAAGCAGCCCTTGCTATCATGGGCGGTGCTGTTCAGATGGATAGAGTTCTGAACAAGGTTGCAGGTAACTGGGACAACCTTGCATATCAGATTGAGGAACACATCAAAGCGGTTGTTTCTCTGTTCCATTACACACTTATCAATGGTGATGCAACTACTACTGCATCAGGTGACCATCCTGAATTTGAAGGTTTGGATTCCATGCTTGCAGATACTACCACAGAGTACAATGCAGGTAAGTCCATTGACCTTTCTGACATTGATAAAACAAAAGCAAATGCAGATGAATTTTATGAAGTGCTCACACTGCTTGTAAAAGCAACACAGGCAGATGCACTTTTGATGAACACTGATATGATTGCCAAGGTTCAGACTGTTGCACGTGTTCTTGGTTACAAGACAGAAACAGAAGAAGCATTTGGTAAAAAGGTTGTATCTTTGGATGGTGTTCGTTTCATGGATTTACAGAATCATTACACGGTTAGTGGTAGTGTAGCCGTACCCAATGCCGTTGTTAAGAAGGGCTTAGAACGTACTATTGGCGGTGCATCCACTAAGACAACAGGGCTCACTGATATTTATGCAGTTAAGTTTGATGTAAATGATGGTTTCCACGGCATCAGCCTTGCAGGTGGTAGTGTTATTGACCAGTATCTTCCTGACTTTAGCAAGCCGGGCACAGTTAAGGATGCAGAAGTTGAAATGATTGCTGCAACCGTACTGAAAAATACACAGCACGCAGGTGTTCTTAGAAACATCAAGATTGCGTAAGTAACTGGGTGGGTGTTTGTTCATCCACCCTTGTTTTCAATAGGATGATGAAAGGATAGGTGTAAGATATGGCAACATTAACTTGGGAAGAAAAGATTGAAAAGGCAAAAGAAACAGCTGCAAAGAAAGCTGAAAAAGATGGTCTTGATGAACAGGCAACACAGGCTTTGATTGATAAAGCTGTTGTCAAGGTTATAAAAGCAAAGGAAGATGCTGAAAGTAAAGCTGCACAGACCGCACAGGCAACACAGGACAAGGGGTATATCGTAAAAGTGAAATCCAATCCTGCTTTCTGTGGCATTGGTGCAGGTGGTGTTCAGTTTGCCAATGGTGAAGCACACGTTACTTCTGAAAGAATGGCTGAATGGTTCAGAGAACACAACGGTTATGAAGTAACAAAAGCCTGATGAAAGGCGGTGTTCCTGATGATTGTGAAAGTTGAAAAGTTAACTTCAATGGAAGATTTCATGGGAATTGATGCAGATGTGCTTTCTATGAAACTTGAAGCCATTGAAAACCTTATCAGGGCATACACCAACAATAATTTTCAGAACAGGGCTATGAGGATTGAAGCACCGATTGAAAACGGTGTTCTGCTTGGTCACTCACCTTATTTCAAGGTGGGTGATACCGTGCAGATTTCACAATCCATGGTCAATGATGGCTTATATGGAATTGCAGAAATCACAGATGAAGGTATCACGCTTGATGGGAATGTGTACGATTTTCCGTTGAACACAGTAACCAAAGTAATATACCCGGCAGATGTACAGAAGGGGGTAATTGATTTGATGATTTGGGAAAAAGACAATCGTTCAAAGGTTGGCATCAAGTCAGAAACCCTTTCCCGGCATTCCGTAACATATTATGACCAAGATACCAATAATCAAGTGATGGGTTACCCGGTTTCCCTGCTTGGTTTTTTAAAGCCCTACATGAAACCAAGGTTCTGATATGGGAAAGATTGGCGGTAATATTGAAGCAGTCATTCAGATGCAGACAATCACACAGAATGAAATAGGGGAAGATGTTTCAGCTTGGATTGATGCACTTCCCCCTTTTGTTGGGTGGTTGGATTTGTCAAGCGGTGATTCTGACAAGGTGAATTATAACACTAAGATTCAGGAATCAACCCATATGTTTTTGTGTGATTACTTCCCTTTGATGGCAACACAGGGGGAAGAACCGGGAAAAGAAATCACACCTGAAAATAGTCGAATGATTGTAAATGGTAAGGTGTATGAAGTAAAGTTGTATGATAACCCAATGGAAATGAACTTGCAGTTGGAAATTTATTTGAAGTATGTGGGCGGTGGTCAGTAATGGCATTTATTGATAATCGTATTCAGGCAAAAACAAAGTTGAAAGAAGTCGGGATTGCTTGGCTTTATGAAGCGTGTGGGGAACTGGAAGCACAGACTAAGCGTAATTCAAAAGTGGTAACTGGAAAAACTAAAGGTTCTTATCAGTACACGGTTGATGAAGATAAACTGGAAGGTTACGTTGGGTCAAATTATGAAAATGCAATTTGGGAAGAATTTGGTACAGGTGAATATGCGCTGAATGGTGATGGAAGAAAAGGCGGTTGGTTCTATAGGGATGCAAGCGGAAAAGGACACTTCACGCATGGTAAAAAAGCAAAAAGACCAATGTTCAGAGCATACACAGCATTGAAAAACCAGTTGCAGAAAATGGCACAGGAAAGGTTCAAGGGGTTGTGATGAAAAAGATACTGAAACTGATTGCTGATGAAATGAAATCAGCCGGGATTGATTATCACTTTCAGGTGAATAAGAAGTCACCCCCAACTTATCCATACCACGTTGGTGAATTACTTCCTGTAGATTCTGACACAGAAGATGGAAAACAGGAATATACCCTTGTGTTGGATGGCTTCAATCGGAAAAGCAAAACTTCTGATGGTACGTTATATGAACTGTTGGCAGATGCTGAAAAGATTGAAGAAAGATTCCCTAAAGTTGGGGGATATACTACTTTGCTTGGTAATCAGGCAATAGCAATTTATTATTTGAGTTGTCAGCCTGTAGATTCAGGTGATGAACAGCTGCAAAAAGTACAAACATTGTTACAAATAAAATCTTGGAAAGGTTAAAAAGGTGAAAAGTATGGGTCTTATTAAGGGACTGAAAAAGTCAGGTATCACAGAAAGAACACCCAAGTCCTTATTGCTTGGTGCAGGTACGATTTACAAAAATCTGAAATGGGACACTAGCAAAAGCATTTGGCAGGGTGAAATTTTTGGTGCTACATCAGGCGGTAACACTTTCAAATTGACACCTGAAATTGTAAAGGTAGATATTGACGGTGCTGTTGTAGATACAAAAGGTTTGACACAGAAGCAGGGAGAAACAGCTTCCCTTGAAATCAATCTTGTGGAAATCACACCTGCATCTTTGAAGATGGCTATGATTGGTGAAGAAGTGAGTTCAGAAGCAACAGGATTCACAAAACTGGCAACTAAGTCTGTATTATCTGATGAAGATTATGTTGACAACATTGCATTTGTTGGATTCCTTGCAGATGATACACCTATCATCATTATCATGGAAAATGCACTTTGCACAAGCGGTTTGGAATTATCCGGGAAGAACAAAGAAAACACTGTTATCCCTGTTACATTTCAGCCTTATGCTGCATTTGATGTTAACACTTCACAGGATAAATTACCTGTGTATATTTACTATCCCAACAGTGAAAGCGCAAGTACAGAAGTAACCACTGGTGGAACGGAAACAACGAAGGGATAATTTTGCCCTAAAAGTTAAGTTTGCTAAACAGAAAGGATGAATGATATGGAAAATAATGCTTATATGAATAATCAGGGTGCAGGGGTTAACGCTTCTGCACCTTCTTCTGCATTTCCTTCATATGAAGGTTATATGAACACACAGGGGGGTGCTGAACAGGTTTCACAGCCTGTTATGAATGAAAACGTTACCCCGGTGATTACTTCTGAACCTGAAAGGGTAAAACCTTACACGTTCAGAAGGTTGAACAGCACAGACCTGTTCCCAATGATTAAAATTATCAGTAAGATTGGTTTGGATGAACTGACACAGATTTTTGAAGGTGATGCACTTAAATCGTTGATTGCACAGGCAAAACAGATTAAGGGTTCAAACAACACTGAACAGACTGAACAACCCAAAAAACAGAATCTTGATATTATTGGAATAGGGGTTGCGCTTAAATTGGTTAACAAAATCTTGGAACACATTCCCCTTTGTGAACAGGAAGTTTACACTTTGTTATCAAGGGTAAGCAGTATGAGCGTGGAAGAAGTGCAGCATCTTGACATTGATGTGTTTATGGAAATGATTCTTGACTTCATCATGAAGGAAGAATTTAAGGATTTTTTCAAGGTTGCTTCTGGCTACATCAGCAGATTGGGTTAAATGAATTTATGGACTTGCTACATAAAAGGTACGCAAGTCCATTTTCTTTTGTAGACACTTTGATTGAAAACGCAGGATTCTATGATTTTGCACAATATCTGACAAATAAGGTGGAAGAAGAAAAAACTGAAGCTATGGAATGGGATTTCTTTTTACACAAAGTGTATGGAAAATCTTTTGCAGATTGGAAGCAGGAAGCACAGAATCAGGCAGCCCAATCAGAAGTAATGACAGAAGCAAAGAAAGAAGAAATTGTTTCACGTTCAGATGCTATATTGAATGGTTTCAGCCTTCCATCACAAGGGGGTGAATCGTAAAATATGACGGATTTATTTACGCTTCTTGGTAAAGTTGCGGTTGACACCCAAGAAGCAAATGAAAGTTTAGATGATACAGTTGACAAGGCAGAAAAGTCAGAAAGTAAGCTATCATCAATAGGTGAAAAAATAGGGAATGGGTTACAGAAACTTGCAAAAGCAGGTGCTGTTGTTTTGGCTGCTACAGCTACTGTTGCAGCTACAGCACTTGTTTCTTTATCCACCAAGGCTGTTCAGTGCTATGCAGATTATGAACAGTTGGTTGGTGGTGTAGAAACCCTATTTGGTGCAGGTGGTCAGTCAATAGAAGAATACGCTGAAAGCGTTGGAAAATCTGTTGATGATGTATCTGATGAATATAACAACCTGATGAAAGCACAGGATGCAGTTATTGACCATGCTAACAAGGCATATGAAACAGCCGGGTTATCTGCCAATGCTTACATGGAAACTGTAACATCATTTTCAGCTGCACTTATAAGCAGTTTAGACGGTGATACCGTCAAGGCAGCAGAGGTTGCAGACAAAGCTATTGTAGATATGTCTGATAATGCAAACAAAATGGGTTCAAGTATGGAATCCATACAGAACGCATATCAGGGATTTGCAAAGCAAAATTACACCATGCTTGACAATTTGAAATTAGGGTATGGTGGTACAAAAGAGGAAATGCAAAGACTTTTGGATGATGCCGGGAAACTGGCAAACCAAAAGTTTGACTTATCTTCCTATGCTGACATTGTGGAAGCAATTCATGTTGTTCAGGAAAATATGGGTATTGCCGGGACAACAGCAAAAGAAGCTGCAACCACAATTCAGGGTTCTATTGGAATGATGAAAGCATCTTGGACTAATTTTGTGACAGGTCTTGCAGATGAAAATGCAGATTTGTCAACCTTAATGGATGCTGTAATTGATTCCTTTGTAACGGTAGTTGACAATATTGCACCCAAAGTCATTGAAGTATTACCAAAGATTGTTGGTGCAGTAGAATATATTATTGGCGGTATTGCCGGGTATCTGCCTGATTTGATTAGTGAGTTGTTACCACCCCTGATGTCAGGAATAGCAACCTTGGTTAGTGAACTGATTACAATGATTCCTTCACTACTAAGCACACTTGCCCCGGTACTTGTTGATACGCTTGGAAGTATCTTTGAACAGATAAGTTCATCAACAGGTTTAGATTTCAGCGGTTTGTTCAATGGTATTGTTGAAGGTGCTTCACAGATGGGTGATACCTTGAAAGGTGTACTTCCAAGTATTGTTTCTGTGATTCAACAGATGATTCCGCCATTATTACAGATTGCACAAGAAATTATTCCTATTGTAGTTGGATTGGTAACAGAACTGACACCGATTCTGATGCAGGTGATAAATGCAGTTGTTCCACTTATTGCACAGCTTTTATCAGAGTTGATACCACCACTATTACAAATTGTTCAGGCTGTATTACCTGCAATAACAGCATTACTTGAACCAATCATCTTGATAATTCAGTCATTGTGTACTGTGCTATCACCAATCATTTCAATCCTTGGTTCGGTAATCAGTCAGGTTGCAACAATGCTGATTCCAATTATTCAGCAATTATGTGACTTTATTACAACCGTACTGACACCGATTATTCAGGGTATTTTGACAGTAGTTGAAGAAGTGATTGGTTGGGTTGTTACCTTTATTCAGGATAATATGACAACCATTCAGGCAATATTCCAATCAGCATTTGATGTGATTGGCGGTATTATTCAATTTTTCGTTGCGCTATTCACAGGTGATTGGTCAGGTATGTGGGAAGCTGTGAAAGGTATTCTGCAAGCCGGGATGGATTTCATAACCAATGTGTTCACACTGATTAAAGATTTCCTTGTTTCTATTGGTTCAGCTATTTGGTCAGTGGTTCAAAACGCATGGGAAAATGTGTATATGGCTATTTACAACAAAATCACCAAAATCAAGGATGGAATTACCAACACATTCAACACAATTAAAACAACGGTGTCTGACATTTTTACAAAGATGAAGGATTCCGTCACCAGTATCTTTGAAGGTATTTGGTCAGCAATCAAGGGTGTTGTGAATAAGATTCTTGGTGGTATAGAAACCATGTGCAACGGTGTTATTAAGGGCATCAATAAACTGTTAGACGGTATTGAAAGTGTTGCAAATGCAGCAGGTGAACTTTTGGGATTTGACCCAATATCCATCACCTTATCAGAAGTATCACTTCCAAGACTGGCAAAAGGTACAGTTGTGAATAAGCCAACCATTGCACAAATTGGTGAGGATGGCGCAGAAGCTGTTGTTCCTTTGGAACGTAACACACAGTGGATTCAGAGAGTATCAGAAGAAATGCAAAATCAGGGTGGTTTTGTAGGCGGTTCAGAGGTCATTGAACTTTTGAAAGTGATTGTTGAACTGTTGAAAATTATCATCAAGGATAATGGTGACCTTCCTGATGCGTTGTTAGAAGCAATAGCAAGTTTACGTTTAGATATAGACAAGCGTGAGTTTGCAAGATTGGTAAAGGCGGTGTAGTACGGTGTTAGAACAGGTCAAATTTAGAAATCATATCAAAGAAGAAATGGATTGGGGCAAGAATGGAATTTTTGTCAATTACAGTGACCTGCATGATTACAGTTGGAACTACACTTCTGATAATAACAAAATATCAGGATTCAATAAGGGGATTGTCACAAAGACAGTCCCCATTATTATTCACTGTAATTCAGATGCAGAAGGACTTGTCCTGAAAAATAAACTTTTGGAGATTGGTGAAAAAGATATACTTGCCGTGCAACATGGAAAATTGATTATTGGTGATTATTATTTGAAATGTTTCATCAAAGGTAGTAAGAAAGGTAAGTATTTAATGCGGAAGGGGTATATGGAAACAACCCTTTCTATTGTCACTGATTACCCACAATGGGTAAAAGAAAGCACAACATCCTTCCGGGCAGATGGAAGGGTTACAACAGATGGTCAGACAAGCGGTGATAAAGTCGGTGGTAAAAATTTAGATTTCAAGCGTGATTTCCCATATGACTATACATCAGATATGACAAATAAGACCCTGAACAACACAGGATTTGTTGGAACTAATTTCAAGCTGATTATTTACGGTGCTGCAATCAACCCAACGGTTCATATTGGCGGTCACACATATCAGGTGAATTGTTCAGTTGGTGACGGTGAATATTTGACCATTGATAGCTTAGAAAAGACCATATATCTGACAAAGCAAGACGGTACAACGGTGAATTGTTTCAATCAAAGAAATCGTGCATCCTATGTGTTTGAACAGATACCATCAGGACAAAACACAGTAACTTGGGATAATACCTTTGGCTTTGATGTGATTCTGTTGGAAGAAAGAAGTGAACCAAGATGGACTTAGTATATGCGAACAATCAAAAGGAAGATATAGGTGTAATGAAAAGTTACACCTTTGACCTTGCTTTTGGTACAGATGAAAATGATTTTGAGTTAAAAACCACAACCAAAAATCATGTGTGTCAGGAAGGATTTATTTTGTACATTGAAGATACAGAATATGGTGGAATTATTGACAGAATCCGGGTTAGTACAGCAAAAGCAGAACTTTATTATAAAGGTCGCACATGGCACGGTATTTTGGCAACAAAGATTCTTGAACCTGATGCCGGGCAAGATTATTTGGTGTGCAACGGTGAAGCAAATACTGTAATAGGTCAGTTGATTGAAAGAATGGGCTTGTCTGATTTGTTCAAAGCAAGTTCAGAAGATTCAGGGCTGACTATATCGAACTATCAAATGAACAGATACATTGATGGTTATGAAGGTTTGAAGAAAATGCTTTTTTCTGTGGGTGGAAAGTTGAAGGTTAACTTTCAAGATTATTTTGTTATCTTATCAGCTGAACCTTTGGCTGATTATTCACAGGATGATGAATTTGATTCTTCACAGATTGATTTTGATGTGGAAAAAAATTATAAACCGACAAACCACATAATTTGCCTTGGAAAAGGTGACCTTGCAGAAAGAACGGTCATTCATTTGTATGCAGACGCAGAAGGTAATATTTCCCATACACAAACCCAGTTCGGAATCAATGAAGTCACAGATAAGTATGAAAATGCAAATTGTGAATCAGATGAAGAACTTGAAAAAGGTGGAAAGGAAGCACTTGAAACTGCATGGGACACAGATTCTTTGCAGGTGAATTTTGACAGCACTAAGAATTATGACATTGGTGATATTGTCGGTGCAAGGGAAGTAACAACCGGGATTTTTACAGCAAAGCCGATTGCAAAAAAGATTGTAACTATTAAAGACAATATTGTCACAGTATCACATAAGGTGGGTGAATAAATATGAATAGTAATTTACATTTGGTTACAGGTTATGCAGGTGAAGAACACGTTACATCTTCTGATGAAGGTTCTTTGAACGCTGCATTGATGGGTGAAGGTCAATTTGTGATGGAACGTGGAAACCAATTTGCAGCATCCATTATTTCAAACAATAAAGTAAGGGTTGCAGATGGTGATATTCTGATGCAGGGCAGACATATCAGATTGAAAGAAAATACATATGTTGACCTTAATTTTGATAATGGTGTACAGGGTTATAAAAGAAATGACCTGATTGTTGTCAGGTACACAAAGGATTCTACCACAGACAAGGAAGAAGCAAACCTTGTTGTAATTAAGGGTACACCTTCTGAAACAACCCCATCTGACCCTGAATATATTTCAGGTGATATTATCCATGAACACGCATTGCAGAATGATATGCTGCTTTACAGAGTACCTTTTGATGGCTTAAATATTCAGCCTATTGTTTCCCTGTTTAACACTGTACCAACATGGGAAACGCTGAAAGCACAGACCATTGCATCTGTGAAGAAAGAAGTCAATGCTTTGATTATTGAAACCAATCAAAAGGTGGATGAAGCCATTGGTGAGTTAGTAAAAGTACACGTTACTACAGATGAACAGCTGATTGGTCAAACAATTACTGTTACCAATGGCTCAAAAACATATGCAAAAATTGTTCCTGATACCATGGAACTTGATTTTGGCTTGCCTGTTTTGGGAACATGGACTTTTAGCAATCCAATCACAGGAACAACTAAGAGCATCAACACAGTTTATTATGGTCAGTATTATGTTGAACTGGCTTGTTATAAAGTGTTCAGTGCAATCATTGATTTTTCAATGAGTAACCCTGACAGCATGGTGACTTATGCGGATGATGCGGAAGGAATGACCGGGGGTTCTTCTGATTGGTGGAATCAGCCAATTTACAACACCCTTAGAAATTGCCTGTTAGCTGATGGTGGTGAAGTCCTTGGTTATCTGAAAAAGGACAACTTGACACAGTATGAGAATGGGGCAAATGCACCGATTACAACCGTTGGTAATGATGTAATGTTAGAAATTCCACAAAAGGTTGGATATAGCATTGAATGGGTTGATTCACAGAAATTGAAAGTAAGTATAACGGATAACCCAAATGATGAAGCATTCAATTATGATGCGTTTTCTTTGGATTCTTACAATGACTGTGACAAGATTTATATTGGTGTTTATAAAGGATATTGCACAGGAAGTAAAGCATATTCATCATCAGGTAAAAGTGTAACAGTATCACAAACGATAGATACATTTAGGACTTGGTGCAGAAACAGGGGTAAAGGTTATCAGCAAAGAACCTATGCTTCTGTAAAACTGATGCAGTGTTTATTGATTATCTTTTACAAAGGCTTAAATTCACAAGCTAATTGTGGTTATGGATATGTTGCGTCAGGTCACAGTGCCGGGGTTTCTACAGGTGGCACAAATGGCTATGGCTTTATGTCAGAAGTAATTAAATCAACTAACCCCACATACATGACAGACCAAAACCATCAGGTGAAGTGTTTTGGTATTGAAGATTTTTGGGGCAATTACTGGGAATTTATTGATGGTCTTTGTTCAGATTCAGCAAGGAATGTCTTGACCTGCACCTGTGCAAAAGATTTTGATACAGATGGTACAGGATATGACAACAACGGAAACGGTGGAGTTACTGCAAACATTGGTAACTACATGAATAGACCACAAGGCGGTTCAAAAGCAGGATTCACTGCACAATCAGTTGCAGGTTCAGATAGCACATATTTTTGTGATTATGCTGGTTTGTATGCTTCTTGTCTTGCTCTTTTCGGTGGTTATTGGAATAGTGCTTCTCATGCGGGTGCTTTTCGGCTTTATGTGCATTATGCTTTTTCTTTATCGAATGCGTATGTTGCTTGTCGCCTGATGTATTTACACAAAGAAGCTGCTTAAAAATTGAATATATAGGGTAACGGATAAGTAACACATTCACCATAGAAAAAAAGATTATACTAATTTGTATACTTCTTGTCTTACTATTTTCAGTGGTAATTGGAATAATGCTTCTAATGCAGGTACTTTTCAACTTAATGTGAATAATGCTTTTTCTTTATCGAATGCGAATGTTACTTGTCACCTATTGTTTTCATAGGTTATTTTTTGCGGTGATTCCGTTACCCTGCCACTTGGCAAAACACAAAAAATCTAAAACTGTATTGGTAACCGTTTAAACGGTGAAGATTCAGAACGGAAAACATCAGGGGTTATTGCAAATGAAAAGATATGGTCAGATTTATGACAAAATCTGCACTATGGAAAATTTGTATGAAGCACACATGAATGCCCGGAAAGACAAACTGTTTTACCGTGAAGTGCAAATGGTAGATGCTGACCCTGAATATTATCTTGGTATGATTCAGGAAATGCTTTTGAATGAAAGCTATAAAGTTTCTGAATACACAGTTTCAATCATTAACGATAAAGGCAAGGAAAGAGAACTTGCTAAACTTCCATACTTCCCTGACAGAATCATTCAGTGGGCTATTATGTTGCAAATTGAACACGTTTTCATGGAAATTTTCTGTACACATACTTGTGCATCAATTAAGGGTAGAGGAATCAGCAAAGCACAAGACCTTTTACATGAGTATTTGGAAGATACAGAAGGTACAGCCTATTGCTTGAAAGTAGATGTGTCAAAATTCTACCCAAGTATTGACCATGAGATTTTGAAAAGTTTACTTCAAAAGAAGTTCAAAGATAAAAAGCTTCTGAACTTGCTTTTCAAAATAATTGACAGTGCACCCGGTGAAAAAGGTGTTCCAATCGGTTCATATTTGTCACAGTACCTTGCAAATTTCTATCTTGCGTATTTTGACCATTACATGAAAGAAGAACTACACCTGAAATATGTGGTTCGGTATATGGATGATATTGTTATTCTGTCAGATTCAAAAGAAGAACTGCACCGGGTTAGAAAGCTGATGGATGAATATTTGACCGACAGGTTAAAACTTCATTTAAAAGATAACTGGCAAGTATTTCCTGTTGATGCACGTGGAATTGATTTTATTGGTTTCAGGTCTTTCCACGGTTATACACTTTTGAGAAAAAGAACCTGTAAAAAGTTCAAACAGAAAATGACCAAAATTGAACACAAACAGAAGAAAGGGTGGATGATAAGCTATTCAGAATTTTGTTCTGCTAATTCTTACAATGGTTGGTTAGATATGTGTGACGGTCACAGGTTGTGGGAAAAATATGTTCTTCCAGTCATTCCTTCATTGGTTCGGTATTACAGTGAAGTGATTGTGAAGAATAAGAAGCCACAAGCAAAAATTATTGCTATTGATAAGTATAAAAAGAAGATAACTGAAAAGAAAGGATGGTGCAAAACAGCATGAAAGACATGGGTGAAAGATTTGGAAGTTCCGCTTGGGCTGTGCCTGTAGTTTTGTCAGGTGATACAGTGTATGTTCACACCAATATTGAACAGGTCACGGTTGATGCAAATGGAAATGAAGTTTCTGATTTGTTCAAATACCATGAAGTTCAATATGGTGTTCAGGAATATGTTGAACTGATTGGAAAAGAAAACGCAGAACTGACAAAGCAGGTAGATGTGGCACAGACACAGTTGACTGATACGCAGCTTGCATTGTGCGAAGTCTATGAAATGATTGCAGAACTGGGGGTGTAAATCATGGCAAAAGTATATGCAGACCTTATCAGGAAGGGATTGAAAACTATTGATGATGTTCCTGAAAAATTAAGGGATGAAGTCAAGAAAATTTTAGAAGGTGATGCAGATGTTTAAGATTCTGCTTTGCTTAATTTTAGGAAAGGGGGTCAATGATATGGCAGTTGTATATGCAACCCTGATTGTAAAGGGTAAAAAGAACTATGCAGATGTTCCTGTAAAGCTGAAAGAGCAGGTCAAAGAAATCTTGATTGATTTGGACTGTGCTGACCTTGTTACAGAGTAACATGGAAATTATCAACTAACACACTTGAAGCACCTATATGACCTTTATATGAGGTCTGATAGGTGCTTTTGTTGTGTGGGAAAGGACAAACATGACTGTTGAAGTTGCAATTCTTGTTTCAGCTGCGTCACTTGGGTTTGGTATCTATTCAGGTGTTACTAACATGAAACGGAACAAAGCCACGGATGATAAGAAAGAAGCCACTGAAATGACTACGGTGATTGTCAAGTTGGAAGGTATCAGCCGGGACACATCTGAAATCAAAAACGATTTAAAAGATGTAAAATCTGATGTAAAAAAGCATGATGAACAGATTATCAGGATGGATGAATCTTTGAAATCTGCATGGAAGGCAATTAACAAATTGCAGGATAAAGGCGGTGGTGATAACAGTGAACCGTAGACCAAAGCAATTTGGAATCACTTGGACTAAGAAAATCACCAAGTGGCTACTTATCATTGGGGTTGTCAATGGGACAGCCCCTTTTATATTATCCATGTTTAACAAAGAACCTTGTGTTGAAATGGGTATTGCATGGGTAACTGAAATTGTAGCAGTTGCCCTTGGTTATTTTGTGCGTGGCTTCAAAGATACCAAAGAAAGTGAAAAAATCAGGATTCAGGAAGCCAAGATTGAAAAAGAAAGTGAGGTACTTGGATAATGAAAAAAATTGATTGGAAAAGCAAATTGACAAGCAGGAAGTTTTGGGCTGCTTTGATTGGTTTTATTACTGCAATTATGGTTGCGTTCAATGTGTCTGATTTGACCATTGAACAGGTAACAGCGGTTGTAACAGCCGGGGCAACACTGATTGCTTATATCATTGGTGAAGGTTTGGTTGATGCAGCAAGAATCAGTAAGGAAGCAGGTGATGAGAATGGCAACAACTAAACAAGTGCAGGAATTTATTACTTTGATAGCACCATTGGCTGTTGAAATTTGCAATAGCAAAGAAAAGAAGGTTCTTCCTTCTGTTTGCATTGCACAGGCTTGTTGTGAATCAGCCTATGGTACAAGCCCAAAAATGATTAAAGCTAACGCTGTGTTTGGTATCAAGGTGGGTAAATCCAAGGTTCATTTTGGCACAGCGTGGAAAGATAAGGCATATTCTACCAAAACCAAAGAATGTTACGATGGTAAAACTTACACCACTATTACCGATATGTTCCGGGCATATGATTCAATCAGGGATGCAGTAGAAGATTACTATGATATGTTTGGAAGCTGTTCACGTTATGCCGGGTGCATTGGTGTAACAGATTATACAGCTGCAATCACAGCAATCAAAAATGGTGGTTATGCTACAAGCCCTACCTACATCAGTACCATTACCAGTATTATCAAAAAATACAATCTTACACAGTATGATGCTTGTATGGCAGGCGGTACACCTGCAAAAGAAAGCAAATTCACCATTGGAAAGAATTACACCTTACAGGCAAATATGTATGTCAGGGATGCATCAGGTGGAAATAAAAAGCAATACATTCAGCTGACCACAAATGCAAAATCCCACGCTTTGAAACAGGCTGATGGAAGTGCTGTTTTGAAAAAGGGAACGGTGGTCACTGTCAAAGATGTTGCTTATAAAGATGGTGCAGTTTGGGTGAAAATTCCGTCAGGTTGGCTGTGTGCTGTTTCTGCATCCGGGACAATCTATGTGAAGTAATGTATTGAAATTAACTTTTCAATTTTAGATAATTTGCACAACTTTGAACATTACACTTACATGACACAAACAGTCAAAAAAGCCTTGTTTATCAAGCGTGTAAATTATGCAAGCGATAATCTACGCGATGGCCATG